TCAAAACCTGTGGTTACTCCGGATGTAGAAGTACCATCTAAATCATCTGGCAAATTACCTAAATACCATTCTGGATTGGTGGCTTTATTACCCTCTAACGTATATAAATCACCTGAGTAATAAACTTCAACGGAATCACCTTTTATTTGTGGTAACGGCTCAACATTATCTAATTTGTTTTTCTGTAAAAGTCTTATATCTTTTCCAATAAAATTCTTTTTAACTAAATTACCTGGATAAGGGACAAGCTTAAATTCATACTGATGGTCACTTTGAAATTTATGATTAATACGAATAAAGTTGTACTGAGGTTGTGGTGTATTTCCTTTAACGCAAAAAGGAACACCCCCATCTAAGATTACCCAAGGGTTATTAGAGGTATCACCGGCAGCACGACCAAATAAACGAAAGAAACTTAACCGGTTTACATATTTAGAAATTTGTCCTAGTTGTATATTTCCATTGTCATCTTCATAGTCTTTTACAACACCGACTTCATCGTATTTGATATGACCGGGGTGACTGTTGACATTTGGGAAACCTGAAATCTGCTTCCATACTTCAGATTTAATTCCTATCTCGGTTGCATCACATGTACGGGTATTAGTAACTGTTGCTATTGCTGCTCTTTGTGGAACTAATAATTCATAAGGGTAATGCACATCTAAAAGACCTTTAGTTGTTCCCCCGGACGGGTTTGTAAAAGATTCAGGTCTAATATCAATTTCGCCTCCCTCAACAACTTTAAATTCGACTTCAACTTGAGTTTTAGGCTTAGGTAGCCACAAACCATTATCTTTATCTGACGTATATGTAACTTTAGTTGCTACAGCTAGAGCTTCTCCTAATAGATATAGATCACCTACTGCCAAACTTGTATCAGCGTTTGTCCTATCTGCATCAACTCCACTTTTAACATCTTCAACACCCCAAGGCTCATAAACATCTTTGTACTCTTCTCTTGGATCAAGATTCGTAATCTTATATGTAATTACGTCATCCTCTACGAAAGTTAATCGCTTAACAACCCAGTTATAGGCACTGGTATTTGTATTATTAGTTTTTGAATTTCCGTTTTTATCTACTGCTTTAATAATTGATGCATAACGAGGAAATCTCTTTTCTAACTTTGCTCTTTTGGTATCAACATCTGCTTTATTATCATCACTTAAGTCCTTACCTTTTAGTACCAGTTCGTAAGGAACGCGGTAAGCCATTGAATTACTCATTGGAGAAAAAGCTCCAAATTGAGTTTGTGTACTGGGTGATCTAGCTCCAGAAAATACTTGACTACTAAAACCGTTAGAAGGATCCCAATCAACTGAAAAAGGATCAGTCGCTTCAGATCCACGACGGTCCTTCTCTTTATCTAAAGTTCCTTCCGTATAACGATCACTCTCAGTTAAACGACCTCCATTTCTATTTGCATAGAGAGCTAGTTTTGCATTGGTGTAATTTTCTAGAGTTGTATCACCGAGAGCGTAACCAGAAAAATCAGGTTCATCTCCTAATGATCCGCCCGATAACATAAATATTGCTTTTAATTGCTGCCCCGTACTAAGACTTCTCATTTGAGACCAAAGCAGTCTCGCATTGACTCGGACCCCTCCGTAATTATTTATCTCTCCGTTCTGTCTATTAGCAAATACTAAAGGTACTGTTTCACCTATCTTGGCTAAATCTTGTACTGAATCAAAACCTTGTTGTGGTGCGTATCTAGCAGGTCCACTAGCTGCGTCGGTTGTTAATGATGGCGGTGTCTTCGGTGCTTTCGGCTTGGGAGCCAGCATGTTTTGGATAATGCCGACAACAATTGCGATTGCTAATTGAATCGCGACATCTGCATTAACAATATCTGGTACAAGATCATATTCCTTAGCTCGCTTACCATTATGTGACTCGGTTAAGTCAAGAAAGTGGAAATATTCTTCTTCGCTTAGACCGATGAAATTACATAGTTCTGCTTCTTGGGGTAGTAAAGACCTTCGAGTTCTAATGCCTCGGCAGGGCTCCATACCACCTCCGACTCTCCGAATATCTTCTGAAAATTTAGCCATCCTCCCTCCCAATAAATAGATAGTCCAAAACCGTCATCAGATCTACATAGTCCAACGGTTCTTATCTTAGGGTGCTTTACCCTAACTCCCCATAACTCTAACTGTTCTTTGAAGATTGCATAATCCTTACTCTTCAATCTGCGATACCACTCTCTAGTTGGATCAGGTGAGTTAACTCCGTAGTAACGTAAAACACACCTAGCTAGAGAAAGACAATCTGCACTGCCATGTTTCTCAGGATCAGCACCCAAGCGATAGGGCATTCCAACTAACTGATGTGGCTTCAAATATTTCTAATAGTTGCTGATGTAGGTAAGTGACCCACCATAGCTGTGGTCAACACTCGATTCGGAGATAGAGCACCAACCGCGTCAATTGCTGATGAAAGAATGACCTCTACATTTTGTGGGTCGTAACTCATACCACTGGCTAACCAATTATCTGTTGTAAGTGTCCTCTGGTGAGCAAGTGTAGAAGGGTCAACTAAACATACACTGACTTCTATAGACCATTTATTCGTTACCGCTTCTCTAGCTCTGTTCATTGCAACTGCATTATTCGCCAAAACCAAAGCAGCCTCTAAGTTGTCACCACTACGGTTTTTCGTTGCACCTTGATAAATAAAAGGTAAGTAGTAGTAATCATAAGTATTCGGATCATCTGAAGCACTTTTAAACGAGATCGAGTTACCTGAACGCTTTACATAAGCAGCGTTTTTACTGCTATCTGAATTTGTAAGAGACCCTATATTGTCACGCTTCGCATTTTGATAACGATCTTTTACGTTACCTTGGGCATCCATAACTTTGATGAAAGTCGTTAACGCTGTAACGGTCATATACCCACCCTCGTTCTTGCACTTCTAGAGTTCTTTAGCGAACTTAA